ATGAGTAAAATCAAACTCGCACTGGATGTTGTCAGTGATCTTAAGTCACTGACTGAAAGTATAGAGACTTTGGTACATGCTATGGAATCAAATGAAGTAGCAAATGAAGAACCAACTAAAAAGAAATCAAAAACCAAAGCAAAGGTGGAGGAATCTGAGAACAAAGAACCTGAAGTTGGTGAAGCGACTATTGAAACACCGGTTGAAGAAGCACCAGAAGAAAAACAACCAACCCTTGAAGAAGTGAGAGCAGCCATGGCTGATAAAAGCAGAGACGGTCATAGAGAGGCGGTGAAAGCCATCATCACCAAATATGGAGCCAATAACCTCTCATCTCTAGATTCTAAGCATTATGCAGCCGCCCTGAAGGAAGTGGGTGAGCTGAAGTGAGTGGATCATATAACACACATTCCATCTACTCGGCATCAGGGGCGCATCGGTGGATGAACTGTCCACCATCCGCTCAATTAGAGCAGCAGTTCCCAAATGAAACAAGCTCCTATGCTGAAGAGGGAACAGCAGCCCATGACCTGGCCGAACACAAGCTAAAGAAAGCGCTGAAGATGCGGTCGAAAAAACCGACAAGTCCATATCACTCGGACGAAATGGACGAGATGACAGATCTGTACGTGGAATACTGCCTAGAACTGATTGAGAGATCAAAAGAGAACTGTTCTGACCTTCAAATTTTAATAGAGCAGAAGTTGGACTTTTCTGATTATGTACCTGAAGGCTTCGGGACCGGTGACCTGGTTGTCGTTGGAAATGGAACCCTTCATGTGGTGGATTTGAAATACGGACGTGGTGTCATCGTTTCAGCAGAAAAGAACCCACAGATGATGCTCTATGCGCTTGGCGCCTTATCCCTTTTCGACATGCTTTATGACATCGAGAAAGTGTCCATGGCCATCGTCCAGCCAAGGGTAGATAACTTCTCTACTTGGGAGATCACAGTGAAAGAACTACTGAAATGGGCTGAAGAAGAATTAAAACCCAAAGCATTACTGGCTAGTACCGGTGGTGGAGAGTTCTGTGCCGGAGATCATTGCAGATTCTGTAGAGCAAAGAACCAGTGCAGGGCAAGGGCTGTGAAAAATCTTGAACTATTAAAGTATGAATTTCAAGATCCTGCTCTTCTCACAGACGAGGAGATTGCTGAAATCATCGGTCTTGCAGATGAACTGGCTAAATGGGCGGGGGATATCTACACCTACGCCACAGCGCTGGCTATCAATGAAGGTAGAGAGTGGGATGGATTCAAGCTCGTCGAAGGAAGAACCAGAAGGAAGTTCACGGATGAAACTGCAGTTGCTGAGACTGCGAAGGAAGCAGGTTATACAGACATCTTCAAACAGAGCTTAATCACCATCACAGAGATGGAGAAGCTCATGGGCAAGAAGAAGTTCAATGACATCCTTGGAAACTTAGTAGAAAAACCAAAGGGGAAACTCACCTTGGTACCTGAAACAGACAAGCGTCAAGCTGTTGATCCTATCCATGCAGAGTTTCAGGTGGAAGAGTAGATCAAGATTTATGAACGCTTATGAACATTTGAGCGTTATGAAGTACCAATCGATTATTATAACCAAGCTCAGAAGAGCAAACCAATACAAATTTTAGGAGGATTTTATCATGAGTAAAGAAACGAAAGTAGTCGTACCTGGAAGATTAAGCTATGTGAATGTTTTTGAACCGAAAAGTATCAATGGAAGTGACCCTAAGTACAGCGTCTCGGTCATCATTCCAAAGTCAGACAAGAAGACAGTAAACGCAATTTTGAAGGCGATTGAGGCAGCTAAGCAAGAAGGTGCGCCAAAGTTTGGAGGAAAGGTTCCAACTAATCTTAAGACTCCTCTTCGAGATGGAGACATTGATAGACCGGATGATCCGGCATATGAAGGGTGCTATTTCATCAACGCCAATTCAAAGAACGCACCTCAAGTGGTGGATGGAAAGATTCAAGCCATTCTCGATCGAAGTGAAGTCTACTCTGGATGTTATGGAAAAGTAAGCCTGAACCTATATGCCTTCAATGTGAACGGGAACCGTGGAATTGCAGCGGGCCTTGGAAACGTGCAGAAGCTTAAAGACGGAGAGCCACTGGGTGGTATGAGTCGCGCTGAGGATGACTTTGAGATTGAAGCTGACGATGATTTCTTGGCTTAGCAGTAAAGAAGACGGAGAGGAGGTGGTAAACCCATGAAGATTTTATCCATAGATATTGAGACATTTTCAGATATTGACCTTGGAAAGTGTGGTGTTTACCGCTACACCGATAGTCCAAACTTCGACATCTTGCTCTTTGCCTACAGCATTGATGAAGGTCCTGTTCAGCTGATTGATCTGGCCAGTGGTGAGGAAATACCTGAAGAAATCGTTGAGGCCATTCTAAGTGAAGACATCATCAAGACTGCCTTTAATGCCAACTTCGAACGAGTGGCTCTTATGAGATATCTGAGTCGAAAGCTTGATAAGGAAGTGTATCTTAATCCATCTTCATGGAGGTGCAGTGAGGTTCAGGCAGCAATGCTTGGACTTCCTCTCCACCTTGAGGGAGTAGCAAAAGTGCTAAGGCTAGGTGTTCAAAAGATGTCAGAGGGAAAACCACTGATTAGATATTTCTGTATTCCCTGTAAGCCAACAGCAGCCAATGGTGGCAGAACTAGAAACCTTCCAACAGATGCACCTGACAAATGGGAGCTGTTCAAGCAGTACAACATCAGAGACGTAGAAGTGGAACTCGAGATTAGAAAGAAAATCAAAGACTATCCAATACCAGAATCAGAACAAGCCCTCTATGAACTGGACCAACGAATTAATGATCGAGGCTTTAGGGCGGATATGGATTTCGTGATGCAAGCCATCTCCTGTGATAAGCAGTTTACCGTATCAGCAACAGAAAGAGCCTATAAACTGACTGGCCTTGAGAACCCAAATTCCGTATCGCAACTCAAGGATTGGCTGTCAGAGCGTGGCGTGGAAGTCGAGAGCCTATCAAAGAAAAACGTAAAAGAGCTGGTCAGTGAAACTGAGGGTGAGGTGGAAGAAGCATTAAAGCTTAGGCTCCTCATGGCTAAGACCAGTGTCAGAAAATATGAAGCCATTGAAAGGGCGGTTTGTTCAGATGGCAGAGTCCATGGACTCTTTCAGTTCTATGGCGCCAATCGAACAGGACGGTTTGCCGGAAGGCTGGTACAAGTCCAAAATCTCCCACAGAACCACCTTGTAGACCTAAAGCTTGCAAGAGATCTGGTGAAAGAAGGACGTTTTGATGATCTGCAGATGCTCTTTGGGAATACACCGGGGGTACTGTCAGAACTCATTAGAACCGCATTCATTCCAAGAGAGGGTCACAGGTTCATCGTGGCTGACTTTTCAGCCATAGAAGCGAGGGTACTATCCTGGCTCGCCGGCGAGAAGTGGAGACTTGAAGTATTCCAGTCTCACGGAAAGATCTATGAAGCTTCTGCTTCACAAATGTTTCATGTGCCTATTGATGAAATCACAAAGGGTAGCCCGCTGAGGCAAAAGGGAAAAATCTCTGAACTTGCCTGTGGATATGGCGGTGGGGTTGGAGCACTTAAGTCTATGGGTGCACTCGAAATGGGCGTGAAAGAAAACGAGCTACAAGGTCTTATTGACAACTGGCGTAGAGCCAACCCCCACATCGTGAATTTCTGGTGGGAAGTGGACAAGATGGCCATCAAAGCAGTGAAAGAAAGAACCCGGGCAAGAACTCACGGGATTATCTTCACTTATAAAAGCGGCATGCTTTTCGTGACTCTCCCGTCAGGTCGTGACCTGGTCTATGTGAAGCCAAAGCTGATGTTGAATAAATTTGGACGAGAGGGTCTGACCTATGAAGGTATCGGAACCACGAAAAAGTGGGAGAGGATAGAAACCTACGGACCAAAGATTGTGGAGAACATTGTTCAAGCTGCATCCAGAGATCTTCTGGCTGAAGCCATGCTAAGACTTGATAAAGCTGGATTTGCCATTGTTGCTCATGTGCATGACGAGGTGATCTGTGAAGTGCCTATGGGCGAGTCCAGCGTAGAAGAAGTGTGCAGCATCATGAGCGAAAGTCCCAAATGGTCGGAGGGGTTACCCCTTGATGCAGACGGCTATGAGTGTGACTTTTATCAGAAGGATTAATGAAAATATCAAAGAGATAAAGCTAGTAAAAACTGAAGAAACGGAGGAGAACAAGATGTATGAAATAGATAATTTAGAACAGTTTATCCAAGCAGAAGTAAAAAAGCAAATAGAGAAAGTTCAAATCAACATGGGGGATCGAAACAAGTTTACTACCGGCAGATATAGAGAAGTCAGAAAGAAGTTTAGAGATGAACTTAGATTTGGCAAATTTGATGGAGGATTCTTCGAGCACAAAATATTAAAAGCCATTACGGAGATTGCCAAAGCGGATGTGGGAGTCAGTTATATGAGTAAAGCCACAGAAGTTGATTTTGAGAAAATGGCTGATGTTTATGAAGTGATTGCCGAAGCCTATCTGAACTACAAGAAAAGTCAAACTAATGATTGTGAAAGCGAGGAAAGATAGATGATTTCAAAAGAGTACGGAAAATACACTTTAATTTGTGATATATGCGGAGCGGGAACGGACGAGGAGTTTGAGAGTTTTCAAAACGCAATAGACGCCAGAGAAGACATCGGATGGAAGAGTAAGAGAGTCGAAGGGGAATGGTTGGATATTTGCCCTGACTGCATCGAGTAAAGTCCGGATCATACAAACCTCATCAATCAAGAAAGAAGGAGGACGCCATGAAATTTATTATTTCAACAGGCAACAGCCGTAAAGATAAAGTTTGGAAAGAACAGACGGTGTCCTGGGAGGAGTTTGCAAAACGACTCTCCCAAACCACCGTCACAAGTGAAACCCAAGAAGAGTATCGCAAGATGAAGAAGTACCAGCAGGACAATGTGAAAGATGTGGGCGGCTTTGTAGCCGGTCAGCTGAAAGACGGAAGAAGAATGAAATCCAGTGTCATAAACCGTTCCATGTTAAGCCTTGATATGGACCATGCAGATGATGCGGTGGCCATAGCTGAGAATATGGAGATGCTCTATGGATACGCATCAGTGATCTACTCCACCCACAAACACACAACGGAAAAACCCAGGCTCAGGCTGATCATCCCACTATCAAGAACAGTGACAGCCGATGAGTACCAAGCGGTCAGTAGAAGAATCGCCAAAGAAATCGGCATCGAGCTTTTCGATGATACCACCTACGAACCTAACAGACTCATGTACTGGCCAAGCACATCCAGTGATGGAGAATATTTCTTTAGGGAAATCAAAGGAAGTTTCTTAAACCCTGACAGTATTCTAAAGCTGTACGACAACTGGCAGGACACATCATCCTGGCCGGTGTCATCAAGTCAAACAAAGCTGTTAGACAGGCTGATGAAAAAGCAAGCGGATCCCATCAGAAAGGAAGGGCTGATCGGAGCCTTTTGTAGGAGCTATACCATTGAAGATGCTATCGAAACGTTTCTTTCAGACGTCTACCAGCCAAGTGTCATGCCTGAGCGTTACGACTATATTCCGGCAGATTCCACAGCGGGTGTTGTGATCTATAGCGGCAAATACGCATATTCCCATCACGCTACGGATCCAGCATGTGGACATCTCTGTAATGCTTTTGACCTTGTAAGGATTCACCGCTTCGGTGAACTGGATGAAGGGGCAGATGAAAAGAAGCAACTGCCATCTGTAAAGGCTATGCTTGAGTTCTGCACGACAGATGAAAAGGTAAGAAAGCAGCTGGCAAAAGAGCGTGAAGAGGAAATGAAAGAGGAGTTTGAAAGGGAAGAAGAAGACTTTAATACCGAGAAAGATGAAACAGAAGAGATTGATGAAGACGAGGATCTCACCTGGCAGCTACAACTTGAACTGAATAAAAACGGAACGGTAAAAGATACACCAACCAACATCCTGACAATCATTAGAAACGATCCAAGACTTAAAGGTGTGGCCTATAACCAGATGACACATTTACTAGATGTCAACGGGAAGCTTCCTTGGAAGCAGGTCAAGCCAGGGTGGAATGACTCGGACCTTGCCAATCTCAAGATGTACTTTGATAAGCATTACGGCATATGGTCACCGGCAAAGATTAAGGATGCGCTATTAACAGCCGCATCAGAGCGAGTGTTTCACCCCATCAAAGATTATCTGGAAGGGCTGCCAGTTTGGGACGGAACCGAGAGAGTAGATAGCCTTCTTATCGACTATCTTGGTGCAGAGGATAACCCATACACAAGGGCGATCATGAGAAAAACCTTAGTGGCAGCGGTTGCTCGTATCTATGAACCAGGTATCAAGTTTGATTATATTCTGGTTCTCAATGGACCGCAGGGTATCGGAAAATCCACCTTCTTTGCAAAACTTGGTGGTAAGTGGTTCTCAGATAGTTTAACCGTATCTGACATGCGCGATAAAGCTGGTGCAGAAAAACTTCAAGGCTATTGGATCCTAGAACTAGGAGAGCTTGCAGGCCTTCGAAAGATTGATGTTGAGACGGTGAAGTCATTCATTACCAGAACAGATGATAAGTTCAGACAGAGCTACGGGATCAATGTGGAAAGTCACCCAAGACAAAGTGTTATCGTCGGAAGCACCAACAGCACCAGCGGCTTCTTAAGAGATGTGACCGGAAACAGAAGATTCTGGCCGGTAAGAGTCAATCACGGAAAGAAAAAGGTCTGGGAGATGACGGATATTGATCAGATTTGGGCTGAAGCCCTTGAAAAGTATAAAGATGGTGAACCGCTAATCCTTATTGGTGATGAAGAGAAGATGGCCTACGAAGAACAGCGTGATGCCATGGAAGCAGATGACCGTGAGGGTTTGGTGGAGCAGTATCTTGAAAAGCCGCTTCCTGATAAGTGGCCTAAGATGGACATCTATGAAAGACGCAGTTATTTGGCTGGTGAGAGCGAGTTTGGTGAAACCATACCTGAAGGAGCCAATCTGAGAACCCGAGTATGCTGCCTGGAAATTTGGTGTGAGTGCTTTGGTAAGGAGAGAAATGCCATTCGTCGAGCTGACTCTTATGAGATTGAAGGAATTCTGATGCGGCTCGGTGGTTGGAAACGATATGAAGGCAATAAGAGAGGGAATATGAGATTCCCGATATACAACGCTCAAAGAGCCTTTGTTAGAGAGGGATACGAGGATACTGACGATGATAGCGATTAAAACGAATTTGGTTAGTAAATCGATTCATAAAAGTATGTAGTCTGAGAACAAGAAATGTGTAGTCTAACTGATGATATGTCGACTGGTAAGAGGTGAAAATGTGTAGTCTGATGTAGTCTAAAAATTCTTAGTCTACATCTTAGACTACAAGGCAGATTCCACTCATATCAAGAGGTTCAGTACGTTAGTAGTCTATGTAGGAGATAACTTAATTGATTAATTATTTTTACTAGTAATAGTAGGAATATAGCCTACATACGCGCGTATAGGTTTTAAACCCTTCAGTCTACAACTATAGACTACAAGATTAGAAGTAAGAATTTGAGAAATGAAACAAAAATTGAAAAGCACTTAGTATTGAACTTATACAGAAATTGGCCAGTAACAATAGCAACAGAAATTGAGGTGAAAGACATGACTGAAAAAGAACTAGAGCTGATGCTCGTGAGAGAAGTGAAAAGAAGAGGTGGGAGAGCTTTTAAGTTTATCTCCCCTGGAATAAATGGAGTGCCTGACCGATTGGTACTTCTGCCCGGAGGCAGAGTAGGATTTGTTGAGGTGAAGGCACCGGGAAAAAAGATGAGACCCAATCAGATAAAGAGAAAAAGTGAGCTGGAAGGGCTAGGGTTTTTGGTTTATTGCCTTGACAATCCAGAAGATATTGGAGGTGTGGTGGATGGGATTGCCAGAAGTTGTACTACCTAAATCAAGACTACCGTATCACCCTCATGAATATCAGACCCACTGTACAGAGTTCATCTTGGAGAAGACTTCAGCAGGTCTGTTCTTAGACATGGGACTTGGCAAGAGTGTGATTACATTAACTGCTCTTGTGGACCTACTCCATGATCGGTTTGAAGTATCCAAGGTCTTAGTGATTGCACCACTCCGAGTGGCAAATACCACATGGCTAGACGAGGTCCTAAAGTGGAAGCATCTGAAGAACTTGAGGGTTTCAAGGGTTCTCGGTAGTGCAAAGGACCGGACCATGGCTCTTTACAAGAAGGCAGATATCTACACCATCAACAGAGAGAATGTCCCGTGGCTCGTGGACTTTTATAAAAACGAATGGCCCTTTGACATGGTGATCATCGATGAGCTATCAAGTTTCAAATCACCATCAGCCAAAAGGTTTAGAGCACTTAAGAAGGTCAGACACAAAATAAAAAGGATTGTGGGGCTGACTGGAACGCCAGCTCCCAATGGCCTCTTGGATATTTGGAGTCAGATTTACCTTCTTGATGGTGGCGAGCGGCTTGGAAGAACCTTTAGTGGATACCGCAGCAGATACTTCCACCCACAGAAATATGTGAACGGTGGTATACCAACAGACTATGCACTGAACGATGATGCAGAGGAAAAGATATACGACAAGATTTCTGATATCTGCATCAGTATGAAAGCTCTAGAGTATCTGAAGATGCCGGAAATCATTTTCAACAAAGTGGAAGTGGAGCTTTCAGAAAAGGAAATGAAGCTTTATAGGAAGCTCGAAAGAGATCTCCTGCTTCCTCTTGAGGATAGCGATGTGGATGCAGCCAATGCAGCGGTGCTTTCCAACAAGCTCCTACAGATGTCGGGTGGAACAGTCTATGACGAGTACGGAGATGTACACCAGATTCATGACAGGAAGCTGGATGCTTTAGAGGATCTTGTTGAAGCAGCCAATGGAAAACCAGTACTGATCTACTATGGATTCAGACATGAGCGTGACCGAATCAAAGAGAGATTTGATGCAGGAGATATTAACACCTCGGAGGACATTGCCAGATGGAATCGGGGAGAGATGAAAATTGCCCTTTGCCATCCGGCATCAGCTGGGCATGGCCTCAATCTTCAAGAGGGTGGTTCCACCATCATTTGGTTTAGTGTCACCTGGAGTCTGGAACTATACCAGCAAGCCAATGCCAGACTGTGGCGTCAAGGCCAAAAACAAACGGTAGTGATCCATCATTTACTAGCCAAAGACACAATAGATCATAGAGTAATGATGGCACTTGATAATAAAGACACTGGTCAGAACGCTTTGATTGAAGCGGTCAAGGCCAGAATAGAAAACTTGAGAAATGGAGGATAAAGAAATGAGTGTAAATAAATTTAATGCTGAAGGCTATCATGACCCAACGGTTTATGAGGCGTTAACCAATATTGAAAAAGAAGAGAAGCAAAGAAAGAAAAAGAAGATCGTGTTTATCTGCAGTCCCTTTGCCGGTGATATCCAAGGAAACACCAGACGTGCAAGAAGGTATGGAAGATTTGCTGTGACTGAGAAAGCAGTACCCATCATCCCGCATTTGATGTACCCACAGTTTCTTGAGGAGGATGATCCAGAAGAACGACAGCTGGGGATTGATATGGGACTCATACTCTTAAGTAAGTGCCATGAGCTTTGGGTCTTTGGGAACAGAATCTCATCAGGGATGAGTGTGGAGATTGCCAGAGCAAAGAGATGGAACATACCCATCAGATATTTTACTAATGAGTGTGCAGAAACTGGAGGTGTGGGCAAATGATGGAGAAGCATTGTTTTGCATATAGAAACAGAAAGTGTAAGGTTTTAAAGGTCAAGAAGTGTGAAGGTGATAGCTGTCCATTCTTTAAGACCAAGGCTCGAGCAGACGAAGACCAGAAGAAGGTTTTTAGAAGAATTAACTCATTGGATCCTGCGACAAGAAGAAATATCATGGATCTTTATTATGGAGGGAAGATGAGTTTATTAGATGATGTGGAGGTGGGCTAATGAATGCAAAGGAATATTTATCTCAAGCAATCTGGCTGGACCAGATGATTGATAGTAAGTTAGAGCAATTGGCAACGCTCAAAAGCCTAGCCATGAAAGTTACATCGAGCTTTACCAAGGAAAAAATCTGTGGTGGGAATATTGAGAAGAGCAAGATGGAAAGCACCATGGTGAAAGTCATTGACCTTGAAAATGAAATCAATGCTGACATTGATCGCTTGGTTGATCTCAAGAAAGACATTCAAGATACCATTAACATGATGGATGATATCAACCAACAGCTCTTACTTGAACTTCGATACCTAAGCGGAAAAGGCTGGGATGAGATTGCAGCTTCCATGGGGTATGATCCAAGAACGGTGTATCGAATTCATGGAAAAGCCCTAAAAGAATTCGAAAGGATGAAATTGTGTCAGTAAATGTCAGTGAATGTCAGTAGGTACCCATGCTATAGTATATGGTGTAAAGGTATAGAAAAAAATTCAAGAACACCATATGCTGTAGCATACGCCTAAGCTATATCGATTCGAATCTTAGGAAACGCAGCATTCTTGGATCCCAAGCTCTGGTTAATGAACTGGAGCTTTTTCTATACCTTTCTTAAGGGAAAACGGGAGGTGAAGCTGATGCCCTGGAAACCAAAGAGCATTTGTAACTATCCTGGGTGTCAGTCGCTGACCCATGATAGATATTGTGAGAAGCACAAGAAAGAAATGATTAGGATTCAGAACGACAGGAGTTCAAAGATGTACACCTACCAGTGGCGAAAGGCCAGCAAGGAGTTTCTTAAGAAGCATCCCCTGTGTGTTCACTGCGAGAGAGAAGGAAGACTCACCCCGGCAACTGAGGTGGACCACATCAAACCACACGGTGGTAACCGGAAACTCTTCTGGAACAAAAACAACTGGCAGCCGCTGTGTAAAAGTTGTCACTCCAAGAAGACCGCTGAAGAAGATGGAGGCTTCGGAAATAATCCGAAACCCACGAGGGGGTAGGGGGTCTCAATCTCTACAGAAGTGGCTAAACGACAACGCGCCAGGGTCTTTTGTGAGAAATCGCAAAAATCCAAAGGGGGGTATATCCCCAAAATTCTTCGCAATATTCACAGGGAGATAATCTCCTGAAAACCGCATGAATAGTGGGATGTAGCCACCCATGAATAAACAAGAAACTAAGTCAAAGTGAATTCATTACAACCTTGAAAAACAGGTGTTTTTCTATAATATTTTATGAGTTTTAGCCTATAGAATTGAGTCTAGGGCTTTTTTAATGCCAAGAAATGGAGGGAATCTGATGAAACAGGACATGATTATAAGGAAAGTTCCGGTAACGGATATCAACCCGGCAGAGTATAACCCAAGAAAAGATTTAAAGCCTGGAGATCCTGCTTATGAAAAGCTGAAAAGGTCCATGACGGAGTTCGGGTATGTGGAGCCAATCATCTGGAATGAAGAGACGGGCAATATTGTCGGCGGCCATCAAAGATATAAGGTGTTGGTGGCAGAAGGTCACATGGAAGTCGAATGTGTCATTGTTAAGATGAGCCCTGAAAGAGAAAAGGCTCTCAATGTTGCGTTAAACAAAGTCACAGGCGATTGGGAGTTTGAAGCTCTGGCTGATCTGATTAAAGATCTCGAAGCACAGGACTTCGATGTGACCCTTACTGGATTTGATGCTGCAGAAATTGAAGACCTCTTTAGTCAGGTTCACGATAAGGATGCAAAAGACGATGATTACGATGTGAATAAAGCATTAGAGGAAGCTGCTTTTGTTAAGCCGGGAGACGTATGGCTCCTCGGAAGACACCGTCTTCTTTGTGGTGATGCAACGAAACCTGAAGATGTAGAAAAGCTCATGGATGGCAAGAAGGCTAATTTGGTCCTGACGGATCCGCCTTATAATGTGGACTTCGAAAGTGCCAGCGGACTTAAGATCCAAAATGATAAACAAGACAACGACACCTTCTATAGTTTCCTGCTTGCTGCCTTTAAGAACATGGCAGACCATACTGCTCCCGGCGGATCCATCTATGTTTTTCATGCAGATACGGAAGGACTCAATTTCAGGAAGGCCTTCATTGAAGCAGGCTTCCACTTAAGTGGTGTGTGTATCTGGAAGAAGAATTCCCTGGTCCTTGGAAGGAGTCCATACAACTGGATCCATGAACCGATTCTCTTCGGATGGCTTAGAGGTGGGAAACACAAGTGGTTCACTGGTAGATCTGAAACGACAGTCTGGAACTACGATAAACCAAAAAAGAATGGTGAGCATCCAACCATGAAGCCGGTACCGCTTCTTTGCTACCCGATAAAGAATTCATCCCAGGTTAACGGGATTGTTATGGACCTATTTGGTGGCAGTGGTTCTACACTTATTGCCTGTGAGCAGATCGACCGAATCGCCTATACACTAGAACTCGACCCCAAGTATGCCACCGTTATTGTTAAAAGATACATTGAGCAGGTTGGGACAGATGATGATGTATATGTACTTCGTGAGGGCGAAAAGGTTCATATCAGTAGTGTTGAGAAACCATCAGAAATTCAAGATGTATAAATAAATACAGTATTTTCCTCATTATTAACTTGCTATATATCTCGTTTAGAGTGATATATGTACATGACCAAAGAAACACACCTAAATGAGAAAGGGGAAAATACCATGGCAAACAAGGATTTTTTAAAGAGCAACTTCGGCATCGAGATTGAATTTACAGGAATCACGAGAAGAAAAGCGGCAAAGATTGTAGCAGAGCATTTAGGCGGTAGCCTCGAAGAACTTCACGATTACTACGGAACCTTCAGAATCACAGCATCCGATGGACGAAAGTGGAAAGTGATGTATGACGGAAGCATAACCACTCAAAAGAAAGTAGGCGGCCATAAGGTTTCAGCCTCAAAAGAATACAGCGTCGAACTGGTCAGCCCAATCCTAACCTACGAAAAGGATATGGCAAGCCTTCAGGAGATTGTAAGAAAACTCAGGAAAGCCGGAGCTTTTTCAGAACAGCAAAACTGCACCGGCATTCACATCCACCTGGACGGCAGGGACCACACACCAAGGTCCATCAGAAACTTCATGAACATTATCTACTCAAGAAACGACCTTTTATACGATGCCCTTCAAATAGAGAGAAGAAGAATGCACTACTGCAAAAAGATGGACCAACGCCTTGTTGAGAGAATGAACAAGAAAAAGCCAACCACCATGAAGCAGATTGAAGACATCTGGTACCAAGACTACAGCGAGAGAAGAGAAAGACACTACCATGAAAGCCGATACCATTTTCTAAACCTTCACAGCCTTTTTAACGGATGCGGAACGGTTGAGCTTAGGGGATTCAACGGAACCCTTCACGCAGGAAAGATTCGAAGCTACGTTGCCTTAAGCCTTGCGATGAACCATCAGGCCTTGACTCAAAAGAGTGCCAGCAGCAAGAAGCCACAGATTGAAAACCCAAAGTTCTCCATGAGAACCTGGCTTAACCGAATCGGTTTTATCGGAGACGATTTCAAGAACTGCAGAGAGCACCTTTGCAAGCACCTGGATGGCAGTGCAGCCTGGAGATTTCGTACAGCCGCATAGATAAAAAAGGCGGCGCCTTTAAACCCACTGAGCGGGAGACCGCTCTTAAGGTGGTAGAAGGGTTCCCATCTACGAACAAAAGCCCACACAGGCGAAGATGAAGGGGATAAACCGCTCTTTAAGAAAGGATGAAGTGATGATGAAAGTGGAAAAAAGACTAAACGTGGCCTACGGGTCCAATCTCAATATCGGTCAAATGGCCATGAGGTGTCCAACGGCTAAGCTTTACGGCAAAGGGATGCTAAAAGGATACCGTCTGTTATTCAAGGGTCAGATGGAAAACGCCTACTGTACCATTGAGAAAAAACGTGGTGGTAAAGTTCCAGTGGTTGTTTGGGAGCTTGAGCCGGAAGATGAAAAGGCACTGGACTTTTACGAAGGCTATCCGAGGTTTTATGAAAAGGAAGATGTGAAAGTCACCTTGGAAGATGGAGCTACCATTACAGCCATGGTGTACATCATGACCGATAAGATTCTAGATAGAATCCATCTCAACCTTCCAAGCAGAAGTTATCTTGAGACTGTGAAAGAAGGTTATAGGGCTGCCGGATTTGATGAAGCATTTATAGAAGATGCTCTGGCCATCAGTGAGAAAGCCATCAAGAAGCATCCACCGAGTTTTCTGTAAGCTTGAGAATATACATCATTTCTCAAGAAAAGACTTGCATATATGTAGCTTTTGAGTGATATATGTTAGTACCGAAAGCAAACAAAATGCAAGGAGGTCAAGGAAATGATGATTCAAAAGAAAGACAGGTTTGAAAGCAGAAGTGGTAAGGTTTATGAAATCGCTGGGAAATGGGATCGAGATTTTATCCTTGCCCCCATTGAAGAAAGTGATGATGAATGCCTGATCTACACCCCAGGCGAGATTGAGGAATTTCTGGAAACAGGGTACTTCAAAAGAGTGGGAGGGAGAAAGTGATGAAAGCATTATTTGGTAGAAAAGTGTGTGACCTAGTAGAGCTGAAAGAACTCACCCACCAAGCCATCAAAGAGGGAAAGAAAGGTCAGCCATACACCATCACGAGAGAAGTGATTCTAAAGGATGAAGAGTTCAGAGATTTTGCCCAGGACTTTTTCAAAGATCAGCCTTGGATCTCCCATGAAGATGGTGGGATGGACCAAGAAGGTAAAATCAGATGCATCAGAGTCGTAAACATCGACACGGGAGAGAAGGTCCTGGTCAATACAGAAGGATATGATTATCCTCGTTACACTGGTCTTGAACTATAAAAACTGAAAAAGCAAAAAGCAGGCTTAGCGGCCTGCTTCTTTGATAAAGGCAATACAATTATTGCAGATGAGCTTTCCTTTGAATTTGCGAGTGCCTTTTGCATTACCGCAGATTGCGCACTGTGGCTCGTACTTGCCGAGGATGATGGTATCTTCACTGGTGAAAATCTCAAGTGGTGATTTCTGATCGATGCCGAGTGTGTCTCTTAGTTCTTTTGGGATGACGATTCTTCCAAGCTGATCAACTTTCCGAACAATGCCTGTTGATTTCATTTGCACCTCCTAGGTTGTTACTACTATGGTATATGAAAGAAATTACCAATTCAATGGTAGAATTTCCAATTCCAAAAATGAAAATATATCGCTTGCTATATCCTGTGTTTAGAGTGATATATGTAAGTACCAAAACGAAGGAGGTATGAATATGGACCGGAAAGAAATGATCAAACAACTGGGCGAGCACTTTGGCGTGAAACCCAAGTACCTAAGTGTTCCAAGCTTTGCTTATGAAATCAGAACAGAAAATGAAGTCTACACCATAGACAGACATGGTGGTATTACGAGAGGCGATGGAGAGCCCATCACCATGGAAGAAATCCTGAATCAACAATTAGAACCAGAGCCACTGACTGATCAAGAGGAAAGTGATGAAGTGCAGATGAATCAAACTGAAACTCATGAGGCAGCTCAAAATGCTGAATCGACTAATCTGCTAGAAGAACTTAGTGGGGTCGAAGTTAAATTAAACTTTGAAGATCACACAGCTGATAGCCTGAAGAATATCATCAACATGCTTTGCAGCAAGCAGCGGCTTATCATGATGGCTTTTGAAACAGAGGAAGCCTTCATGGATGATGGGTTTGCAGAAGACCTGAATAAGCCAGAGATTAAAGATTTGGAGGCGCTTAAAGAAGCCCTTGAAGAACTGGGGACAAACAGGTGTCCAGGATTTCAGATTGATTTTAATGAGAAGACGTTCACCTTCAAACTTCACAGCTCAAACTTGAATCCAGAAAGGATCAAGGCACTTCAGGATTTATGTGTTCTCATAGCGAACTACGGAAGAACCTTAAACCGCGCATCCTACAAACAGGCCCAAGATGATAATCCCAAGTATGCCCTTAGAACCTGGCTGATCCGTATCGGGATGAATGGACCGGAGTATAAGGAAACCAGGAAGACACTTCTTAAGCACCTGGAAGGAAGTGGTGCTTTCAGAAAGGTGGATGAAAATGATGAAACCTAAATGCAGACTCATTGGCGAGGATGGTAACATCTTTAATCTGATGGGGATTGTGTCACGAACCCTGAAGGAAGCTGGGGAGCCTGAAAAGGCAGATGAAATGATTAAGCGAATCACGAGTGGTGCCAAGAGCTATGATGAGGCCCTAGCCATGTTAATGGAATATGTGGATATAGAGTAGGAGGTTCAGATAGATGGATCGATTTTTTAGTCAGAAACATTGTGACCGCTGCGGTGGAAGCTTAGAAGGTGGGCGAATCATGTCGATGTTTAATGAGCAGTGCATCTGCATAAGCTGCAAAGAGCAGGAAACAAAAGACCCTGAATATAACAAAGCTGTGGAAGCAGATCATGAAGAGATTCGAAAAGGGAACTTTAATTATAAAGGAATTCGTGGGAAGTAATCCTTGACTAATTTAGCCTTCAGAGTGATATATGTATATACCAAAACGAAGGAGGCGAAAAAAATGGAGATTTTCTACACAGTAACGATGCAAACGAAAGCGGGTAAGAAGCTATACCTCAGCATGTGGGATGGCCACCCCAAATGGACCTTTGATTTTGACAAAGCCTGCTACTGGGACACCGAAGAGATGGCAGAGAAGTTTTCAAAGAAATGGTTCAAAGACTTCACAGGATGGGCAGTTGAAGAAGTTAAAATCGACATAAACAAAGTGAATTAATAACATTTGGAGCCTTGAAATGGCTCTTTTTCTTTGCAGTAAAAGAAGGAGGTGAAAGTTATGGCAGGTAGAGGAAGACCACCAAAACCTACAGCGGTCAAAGAGCTGGAAGGCAATCCAGGAAAAAGACCACTGAATAAGAATGAACCAAAACCAAAACAGATAGCACCCAAGTGCCCGTCATGGCTGGAACCGGATGCCAAGAAAGAATGGAGAAGGCTATCAAAAGAACTGGAAGCCATGGGACTACTGACTCAAGTGGATATGGCAGCCTTTGCCGGGTACTGTCAAGCCTACGCTAGATGGAAGGAAGCAGAAGAATTCATCTCAAAGCATGGATCCATTTTAAAGACCGCTTCAGGATACATTCAGCAGATTCCTCAGGTGTCCATTGCCCAGCAAAACCTTAAACAAATGAGAAACTTCTGTTCAGAGCTTGGGCTAAGCCCATCTGCCAGAAGTAGACTCAACATCAATAACAGCGGTAACACCATCGAGGGCGATGCCATGGAAGAGCTGCTATCCAATGTACCGAAGGCGGAGGACATTCTAAAAAAGAGTAAGGACGACTAATTTGAAAGGAGGAGACGCCTATGCCATTTAGTGAAGCTCATGCCAATCACGCTATAAACTTTATCGAACAACTGAAGCTGACCAAAGGCAGATGGGCCGGTCAGCCTTTTAAGTTACTTCCCTGGGAGAAGGATTTGGTGAGGCGCCTCTTTGGAACCTTGAGAGAAGATGGTACCCGCCAGTACCGAACCGCTTATGTGGAGATTGGCAAGAAAAACGGTAAGTCGGAGCTGGGCGCAGCCATTGCCCTTTACATGCTTTTAGCTGATGGAGAACCCAACGCAGAAGTGTATGTAGCCGCTTGTGATAGACAACAGGCCAGCATTATTTTTAACACCAGTATGAACTTCGTGGAAGGAAATCCAACTCTATCAAAAGTGACCAATCTGGTGAGATCCACCAAGCGAATCGTCTATCCAAAGACAGGAAGCTTCTATCAGGTATTAAGTTCCGATGTAAAATCAAAATCCGGTATCAATGCTTCCTGCGTTATCCTTGATGAGATTTGGACCTATCCGAATCCAGACCTTGCCAAGATGCTGACCACCGGTTCAGGGGATGCGAGAACCCAGCCGCTGTTTTTATACCTTACCACTGCAGGTAATCAACTCTCTGGCTATGGCTGGGAGATGCATCAAAAGGCGAAAGACATACTTGAAGGCAAGAGAGTAGATCCGACATTCCTGGCCATTATCTATGGGTTAGAAGATGATGCGGACATTGAAGATGAAAACAACTGGTATAAGGCCAACCCTAGTCTTGGCCATACCATTTCTATAGAGAGGGTCAGGGAGCACTACAATCAAGTCAAAGACGATCCGGCAGATCTCGCCTTGTTTAAACAGCTGAGACTGAACATGTGGTTAAAGCAGGAAATCAAATGGATGCCCATGGATAAGTGGGACCTTTGTAACTATCCTGTAGACCCGGAAGAGCTGAAAGGGCGAGTCTGCTATGGAGGTCTTGACCTATCATCAACCAGTGACATCACCGCTTTTGTTTTAGTGTTCCCTCCATTAGAAGAGGGAGACAAGTTTCAGGTGCTCCCATACTTTTGGCTGCCAGAAGAAACCCTTCATCAGCGCGTAAAAAGAGACAGTGTTCCCTATGACATCTGGCACAGGCAGGGACTTCTAAATCTTACAGAAGGAAACGTGGTCCACTATGGATTCATCGAAAAATTCATCGAACGTCTTGGTGAGAAATACAATATCAGAGAAATTGTCTATGACCGCTGGGGTGCAACGCAAATGAGTCAGAACCTAGAGGGTATGGGATTTACCGTTGTACCTTTTGGTCAGGGCTTTAAAGACATGTCTCCACCAACAAAGGATCTCATGCGACTCACCTTAAGTAAGCAGATAGCCCATGGCGGTCACCCGGTTCTTCGGTGGATGGCAGATAACATTGTGGTCAGAACGGACCCTGCTGGAAACATCAAGGTGGATAAGGAAAAGTCCTCAGAAAAGATAGATGGTATTGTGGCCATGATCATGGGCCTTGCCAGAGCTACAGTGAATCCGCCAGATGATGATGGGTCTATTTATGATGAACGCGACATGATCATTTTAGGATAGAAGGGGGTGAACATAGATTATGGCGAACTTTTTTAAATGGCTCTTTAAGGCGAGAGCAGAGCCTACAGATAGTGTCAGTAGTGCACCAAACTTTTATATGGGTCAAAGTATATCGGGAAAAATCGTCAACGAGCGAAGCTCCATGCAGACCACAGCAGTCTTTGCCTGTGTGCGAATCATTGCAGAGACAGTGGCATCATTACCCCTTCACACTTACAGGTATCAAGGTGATGGCAAAGAAAAGCTGTACACCCATCCGCTGTATAGGATACTGCACGATGAACCAAACCCGGAGATGACGTCCTTTACCTTAAGGGAAACCATGATGACCCACCTTCTTCTATGGGGAAATGCCTACTGCCAGATCATTCGAAATGGTAAAGGGGAAGTGGTGCATCTTTATCCCCTGCTTCCCGATAAGATGACGGTGGATCGAGATAAGAATGGCAATCTCTACTACGCTTATAGGAAGGACACCACCACCCATTATCTAGGGCCGGAGGATGTTCTTCATGTACCGGGTCTAGGCTTTGATGGTGTCATGGGTTACTCACCGGTGGCCCTTGCGAAAAATGCCATCGGACTTAACATAGCCGCTGAAGAATATGGTGGGAGGTTCTTTGCCAACAACGCTACACCAAGCGGTATTCTTTCAACATCAGGAACCATCAAGGATCCATCAAAAGTGAGAGATGCCTGGCAGGCGGCTTATGGGGGAAGTGGAAACAGCAACAAGGTGGCAGTCCTTGAAGATGGCCTTCAGTACCAAGCCATCAGCATGCCCAACTCCGATGCGCAGTTTCTTGAAACGAGAAAGTTTCAGATCGAAGAGATTTGTAGAATCTTTCAAGTGCCACCTCATATGGTGGCGGACCTTAGCAAGAGTTCATTCAGTAACATTGAAAACCAATCCATCAGCTTTGTTGTCCATACCATCAGACCTTGGCTGGTCCGAATAGAACAGGCAATGAACAAGAAGCTCTTTCTTGAGAAAGAGAAAGGTCAGTGTTTCGTGTCCTTCAATGCTTCGGCACTTATGCGTGGGGATTATAAATCCAGGATGGATGGATACGCCATCGGTATTCAAAACGGTTTCTTCTCCGTTAATGATGTGAGGAGGATGGAGAACATGGATCCTATTTCTGAAGAAGATGGCGGAGATTTGTATCTGGTCAACGGCAACATGCTACCTCTTAAGATGGCTGGGGCCTATGCAAAGAAATCCATGGATGAGTCTGGTGGTGATGAGCCTTGATGATAAGTGTATAACTTGGCCCATTTCTGTGGACAACTAGAAAACAAATTGGAAGTATCAACAGCATTTCTCAAAATCGAGGAGTGCTTTTTTCATGCCCGAAAGGAGGTTGATTAGATGGACAAATTTTGGCGATGGGTGGTGAATGAAGCCGAGGAGCCTACAGTGAGAACCCTGCACCTTGAAGGGTACATTGCAGAGTCTTCTTGGTTTGATGATGATATCACCCCTAAACAGTTTAAGACGGAGCTTTATGGCAGTGGCCCGGAGACGGATGACATTGTTGTAAAGATACACTCACCAGGTGGAGATACCTTCGCTGCTGCACAGATTTACAACATGCTTAAAGAGTATCCCGGCAAGGTCAGTGTCCATATAGATGGACTCGCAGCCAGTGCCGCTTCAGTCATTGCCATGGCGGGAGATGAAGTGTGTGTTTCCCCACTGTCAGTAATCATGATCCATAACCCAGCCATGCTTATTGCTGGCGAAGTAGCGGATCTGCAGGTGGGGATTAACCTACTCAGTGAAGTAAAAGAGAGCATTATCAATGCTTATCAGACAAAGACGGGCCTTTCCAGAGCGAAAATCTCACACATGATGGACGCTGAAACCTGGATGAGTGCCCACAAAGCCATCGAGCTGAAGTTTGCCGACAAGATTCTTTATGAATCAGAGCCGGTGGATGAAGGTTCCGGTGGCTTTATCTTTGACCAGATGACAGTGACAAATGCTCTAAGGAACAAACTCCCTGGTATTAAGGCGAGGATGAAATACCTAAAAGCACATGATGATGACGCTAGAACTAAGGAGCCAGAAAAGAGCGTAGAACCTGCACCACAAGGTGAAGACGATTTGAAGGCTCCTGCCCATTCAGTAAACCAGATCCCTATTGCCCAGCTGGAAAGACGGCTGGAGCTGATTAAAAATTGGAGGTAATGAATATGAGTAAAATTCAAGAACTAAGAGAGAAACGCGCCAAGGTTTGGGAGCAGGCTAAGTCATTCCTTGATGAACATCGTCAGGAGAATGGTCTGATCAAACCTGAGGACAATGCCGTCTATGAAAAGATGGAAGATGAAGTGGTCAGCCTTGGAAAAGAAATCGAACGACTTGAGCGTCAAGAGATGATGGACAGAGAGCTTTCAGCTGCCCTTAGCAAACCTCTTGCATCAAGACCTGATAAGATGACCGAAGAAAAAACCGGCAGAGCATCTGATGCCTATAAGAGTGCCTTTTGGGGTGCCATGAGAAACAAGATGAACCCTGCAGTTCACAACGCACTTCAGATCGGGACCGATTCAGAGGGTGGCTTCCTTGTACCGGATGAGTATGAGAACCAATTGATTCAGGCACTTCAGGAGGCCAACCTTCTTAGAAATCTGTGTAACGTGATTACGACCAGCTATGGTGATCGAAAGATTCCTGTAGTTGCGAGCCATGGATCCGCTGCATGGATGGACGAAGAGGGTGCATTCCAAGAGAGCGACGATGCCTTCACCCAGGTGACCTTGTCAGCTTACAAACTTGGTACCATGCTGAAGGTTTCTGATGAGCTTCTTAATGATAGCTACTTCGACCTTGAAGCCTACATTGCAGCTGAGTTTGCAAGACGAATCGGTGCTGCAGAAGAGGAAAGCTTCCTCACTGGAAATGGAAGCAGCAAACCTACAGGTCTTCTTCATACAACTGGTGGAGCAAGCCTTGGTGTGACTGCTGCAAGCGCAACAGCCATCACCATTGATGAGGTACTGGACCTGTACCACAGCTTGAAGTCGGCCTATAGAAAGAATGCGACCTTCCTTGTGAACGATGCGACCATCAAAGCCATTAGAAAGCTCAAAGATGGTCAGGGTCAGTACTTGTGGCAGCCATCTGTTCAGGCAGGAACACCGGATACGATTCTGAATCGTCCAGTGGTGACTTCTCAGTACATGCCAGTAGCTGCAGCGGGTGAGAAGACTATTCTCTTTGGAGACTTCAAGTACTACTGGATTGCTGATCGTCAGGGTAGAACCTTCAAACGTCTGAATGAACTCTATGCAGCAAATGGTCAGGTCGGATTCCTTGCATCTCAGAGACTGGATGCGAAGTTGATCCTTCCTGAAGCCATCAAGGTCCTTCAGCAAAAGGCCTAAGTAATTTAACGGGAAGGTAGTTCTAGTTACTGCCTTCCTTTCACTTTGATAAGGAGGGAAAACCATGGGATATAACACAAAAAACTATACCGAGCAGGGTGGCGATAAAACCGTTATCGGTGGAGAGCTTGCCGTAACTGCAGAAGGAAAAATCACATTTGGTGGAGCAGAGTTGAAACCTGCAGCTTTTCAAGCAGACAGCACCGCTGTAGATGTGGCGGATTTGGTAGCAGATTTCAATGCCTTACTTTTAAAGCTTAAAACCGCTGGCCTGATGGAAAGCGAGTGATGGTAGATGACGCTTCTTGAGAAGGTAAAACAAAATCTCATTGTAACCCATAATGAGGATGATGCCTTGCTAGAAGGGTTCATTACCGCTGCCATCAGCTACGCCGAAGGTTATCAGCATCTAGGGACGGACTTCTACAAAGAAAACACCATGTCACCGACCACCGAGCAAGGGGTCATTATGCTGGCTTCTCATTTTTATGAGAGTCGTGATGGCTCCACCGGTGGTTTCTTTAATGACAATGTCAGTGCTTCAGAACAGGTGTGGAAGACAGTACATCTACTTCTACGCATGGGAAAGGAGTGGCAGGTCTGATGAAACGGCTATGGGTGAAGAAAAGAAGGAAACGTCAGAAAAGATGCTACCGAAAAGGCAGACGAAAGGATCGCAGTCATGGTTATGAGGAGAAGGCAGTAAAGGCAGGTGAAGGGTATGAGCTTTGGGAAGATGAACACCCGAATCGACATAATCGATTCGATTCCCATGAAAGACGATGAAGGATTCTCTTCTAAGGGAGAAGAGATCATCGCCAGTGTTCGTGCGTATAGGGATGAAAGACACGGATCAAGAAAGTGGGCCAATATGGCCGCCTACACCAAGGCTAATGCTACCTTTCAGTTTAGAAGGATTCCTGATGCGGTGATTGAACCTGGCATGCTGATTCGCTGTGATACCGGTGAGTACCGAATCTTAAGCGTTGAGGTTATTATGGGATTTTATTTAGAAGTAGCAGCAGAAAAAATTGAAGCCACGAAGGACTAGGGGGTGATTTCATGGCGCGAGCAACCTACAAGCTACCTGAAGACTTTTTGTTGAAGGTATCTACCCTGGCCGAGAAGACCGATGAAATCATACCGAAAGTCCTAAAAGAAGGTGGCGAAGTGGTGAAAGCCAAAGTGAAGTCAAACCTTCAGGCGGTTATTGGAAATGATACAAAGTTGCCTTCAAGATCAACTGGAGAGCTGATTGATGCCCTTGGGGTTTCTCCGGCTGGGATTAATCGTAATGGGGACTACGATGTGAAGGTGGGATTTGATGAACCTAGAAGTGACGGTGAGTCAAACGCCAAGCTTGCAAACATTCTAGAGTATGGAAAATCCGGTCAGCCGGCCAAGCCATTCTTGAAGCCGGCAAAAACAGCCAGCCGGAATGCCTGTATTGAGACAATGAAAAGAAAGCTGGATGAAGAGATCAGTAAAATCTAAAGATAAGGAGGGCGAGCGAAATGTATAACAGTATTTTGAAGGATATAGGCGAGGTCCTTGAGCCTTTGGGGATTCCCATTGAAACAGGTGTATTCAGTAAAAAAGCGCCGGATGAATATCTGGTCCTTATCCCTATGAGTGATATGTTCGATCATTATGCTGACGATCTGCCAGGAGCAGAACTACAGGAAGTTCGCCTCTCCTTGTTTTCTAAGGGCAACTACCAGGCGAGAAAGAATGAAGTGGTAAAAGTACTACTGGGAGCAGGCTTTATCATAACGGACAGAAGGTATCTCGGATACGAAGAAGATACCGGTTTTCACCACTTCGCCATCGATGTGGCGAGAGAATATGAAGTGAAATTTTAGCTGAAACAGATTCAGCGATTTTGAAGGAGGAATAGACATGGCAACAATCGGATTGGACAGTCTTTATTATGCCAAGATTACAGAAGATCAAAATGGCATCGAAACCTATGGCACACCAAAGGTCCTGGCAAAAGCCATGACAGCTGAGCTAAGCGTGGAACTGATTGAAGCGATTCTTTATGCAGATGATGGTGCATCAGAAGTTGTGAAGGAATTTAAAAGTGGCGCACTGACACTTGGAATCGATGATATCGGGTCATTGGTAGCTCAGGATTTGACTGGATGTAAAATCGACAGCAACAATGTCGTTGTTTCGAGAAGCGAAGACGGGGGAAGTCCGGTGGCAGTCGGGTTTCGTGCTAAGAAAGCCAATGGAAAGTATCGCTACTTTTGGCTCTACAGAGTTATTTTCAGTGTGCCAGCCACAACCCTTGCAACTAAGGGAGACTCCATTACTTTTAGTAGTCCCACCATAGAAGGGACTGTGTTTAGACGAAACAAGCTGGATGGAGAAAACAAGCATCCTTGGAAAGCAGAAGTGACAGAAGGGGATACAGGAGTATCAGCTTCAACAATTTCAAGCTGGTTCACATCAGTTTATGAACCGGACTTTACAGCAGTAACGCCGACCATTACCATCACAACTCAACCTGCAGGGCTGACGGAAGTAACAGCCGGTAGTATTACAGGAAGCCTTTCTGTCGTAGCTGAGTCCAACACCAGCGATCCAGTAACATACCAGTGGTATGAGAACACTATCGATAGTACAACCGGAGGCACTGCTATTAACGGAGAGACATCGGCAAGCTTTGATATTCCAACGGATCTTCTGGCGGATACCTATTACTATTACTGTGTTCTTAGCCTTGTTGGTGCCAGTGATGTAACGACAACCGTAGCTACAGTGACGGTATCTTAATGGGAGGTAAATAGTAATGGCAGATGAGAAAATAAAATTAGATGAAGTATCAGAAGAGAGAAGCACGACAATAAACATCGGTGGTACTGACTTCAAACTGATCCTAACAACAAAAGCGACAAAGGCGATTGCCGGACGCTATGGTGGGCTTGAGAACTTAGGGGCCAAGCTGATGAAGACCGAGAACTTCGAGATGGCACTGGATGAGATTGTATGGCTGATAACCCTTCTGGCAAACCAGTCCATTCTGATCCATAACATCAGGAATAAGGATGAGAAGAAAGAACTCCTCACCGAAGAGGAAGTTGAGCTTCTCACTACTCCCTTTGATTTGGCTGAGTACAAGAATGCCATCATGGCCAGTATGATGAGGGGAACCAAGAGAAACGTGGAGAGTGAACCCTCAAAAAACGAGGTGGTCGGGTAAGTGACGAAGAACTCTTTACCCGACTGATCTACTATGGCACAGCCCATCTTAACCGAAAAGAAGACGAGGTGTGGCTGATGCCTATCGGATACCTCATGGACCTTTGGGAATGTCACAAACAGTTCATTGGTATTGCAAAGCCAAAACTGGAGTTATTCATCGACGATGTTATTCCCTCATGGCTGTAGATGTCCTTTTGGTGCGTAAATAAACAAGTATATACGAACAAGAATGACAAAGATGAGGGTTGGCATGTGTGCTAATAATAAGCTTTAGATTTGCATGTATGTCATTTTCAGACTATAGGTAATGTAACATCAAAGACTTAAAATGTAACTGTAAGATTGTTACATTAAAAATCAAAAAGTTAAATTACACTGACACCGAAATATGGTGTCTCTTTTCATACCCTCTTATTGCTCACACAAAGTTTTTATTGCATAAAGTTATCGTATATGATAACATGTAATCGAAGGAAGTATTAGCAGAGGGGGGAACTAGGTTGGCACACGACGTTGAATTTTATCAAAAAGAAAATGGCGAAGTTCCAGTGAAAGACTTCCTAGAATCCTTACCTGTTAAACTAAGAGCTAAGACTTTTCGAGAAATTGAACTTTTAAAAGATCATGGACTTGACCTGAGAGAACCGCATACAAAATCAATTAAAGGGAAAGATAATAAAGGAATTTATGAATTGCGAGTTAAGTTCTCTACGGATATAGCTAGAGTATTCTATTTTGCATATACTGGTAGTAGATTTATCTTGCTCCATGGTTTTGTGAAAAAAACTAATAAGACTCCTTCGAGGGAACTTGATAGAGCAAGAAAATATAAAGAGGATTATGAAAGAAGGTGTAATGATGAGTAAAGTGAATGTGAAAACGAAATCTGCCGGAGTAAAGTTCGAAGATATTAAGGCTCAACTTATGGAAGATGCTGAATTTGAAGAAGAGTATAACAAATTACAACCAAGATACGAATTGATTTCACAGATTATCGAAGCAAGAAAAAGCATGAAAATGACTCAAGAAGAATTGGCAAAAAGAGCTGGAACCAGAAAATCTAATATCTCCAGGCTTGAAAGTGGGTCCTATAATCCATCGTTAGACTTCCTTATTAAAATTGCTAAAAGCTTAGGTAAAGAAGTTCATATAGATATTCGGTGACGATTGATTTTTATTAGGTAACTTACTTTCAACCAAAAACAAAATACTAATTTTTTAGGACACTTCAAATGAGGTGTCTTTTTTCATGCCCAAAGAGGAGGAGGTGAGTCACAATGGCTGATAATTTTGGATTGAAGATTGGTGTGGAAGGCGAGAAGGAGTTCAAGAATGCCCTTAGAGATATCAATCGAAGCTTCAAGGTACTGGGTTCTGAAATGAATCTTGTTACCTCACAATTTGATAAGCAGGATAAGTCCATTCAGGCGATGACAGCAAGAAACAACGTGCTGAATAAAGAGATTGATGCTCAGAAAAATAAGATAGGTACCCTTGAAGCCGCTCTTAAAAATGCCTCCGACTCCTTTGGTGAGACCGATAGAAGAACGCAGAACTGGGCTATTCAACTTAATAATGCCAAGGCCGACCTCAACAAGATGGAAAATGAACTGGATAAGAATGTTCAGGCCATCGATGAGATGAATCAAGGCTTTAATGAAGCAGAGGATGGTGCAGGTGGATTAGCTGATGCTGTAAATCAAGCAGCCAATGAAACAGATGATGCCTCGGGGAAGTTTGAAAAACTGGGTGGCGTCTTAAAAGGAATCGGTGCAGCAATCGGAGCTACCGTCGTTGCCATTGGCTCTGCCGCAGTTGCTACAGGAGCAAGTCTCATTAAACTGGGCGATGAATATAATATGGCTGTCAATCAGATTTCAGCATCCACCGGGGCTACCGGTCAGGAACTGGAGGAGTTGGGCGAAGTCGCTCAAAATGTGTATAAGCATAACTTTGGCGATAGTTTAGAGGATGTGGCTAATGGCATATCTGAAGTGAAAAAGACGACCGGACTCATGGGCCAGGAGCTAGAAAAGGCAACAGAGTCTGGTTTTGCTTTAAGGGATACCTTTGGATTTGAACTTCAGGAATCTGCAAGAGCGGCAGGAGCCTTGATGAAGAACTTCGGAATCTCTTCTAAAGAAGCCTATAACATCATCGCAACGGGTGCTCAAAATGGTGCTGATAAAAACGGAGATTTACTTGATACATTAAATGAATACTCAAATCAGTACTCAGCCTTAGGATTAAGTGCAGATGAATTTATCGCAGGACTTATAGGTGGTGCCGAAGCAGGAGCCTTTAGTATCGATAAGATTGGTGATGCGGTCAAGGAGTTTAACATCCGGGCTAAAGACGGAAGCAAAGGAACCATTGAAGCTTTCACATCCCTTGGGTTTAATGCCGATGAAATGACTCAGAAGTTTGCCCAGGGTGGGGAAACGGCCAGTGATGCTTTTTATTCAGTAGTGGAAAAGTTGAATGAAATTGAGGATCCCATTCTTCGAAATACCGTCGGCGTTCAGCTCTTTGGTACTCAGTTTGAAGACCTTGAAGCGGGAGTCCTACCGGTCCTTGCTGGTATGAAAGACAGTACCATTGCAACAAAGGATGCGTTAAGTCAGATCACTGAAGTTAGATATGATAATCTTTCAGATGGATTTGAAGGTGTAAAACGATCCCTTCAAGGTGTGTTTTTACCAGCTGTTAGTGAAGTATCGGCAGGTATTACCGACTTATTCTCCGGTTTATCCAACGGAATCAATGAAGCAGATGGTGACTTTGAGAAGATTTCAGAGGTTATCGGAGAAACGGTGAGCGGTATTACCACGCTGATAACAGAGCAGCTTCCTCAGTTTGTTACCTTGGGATTGGACATCATTTTGGCTTTGGTTGGTTCTATCGTAGAAAATCTTCCTATGATCATCGACTCTGCTATGCAAATCGTGTTGACGCTCTTAACCGCACTTATTGAAGCTTTACCGCAGATTACAGAAGGGGCCTTATATCTTGTGATGGCTTTGGTGGATGGGATTATCGCCAATTTACCGGCTCTGGTTGAAGCAGCTCTTGTGATGATTGTGACCTTGGCCACAGGAATAGCAGAGGCACTTCCCGAGCTGATTCCATCCATTGTACAGGCGATTATTCTGATTGTGGAGACACTTATTGCTAACATGGACCAGATTTTGAACGCAGCTTTTCAGCTGATTCAGGGTTTGGCAACGGGTATTTTAAATGCCCTACCAGTATTAATTGAGGCTTTACCTCAGATCATCAGTAGCATTGTGAGCTTCTTAGCTGGAAACTATCCAAAGATTATCGAGAATGGGATTCAGCTGACCATTCAATTGGCAGCTGGACTGATCAGAGCGATTCCCCAGCTAGTGGCTCAACTTCCACAGATTATCACGGCTATTGTCACCGGTCTTGGTAGAGCAGTTCCTTCCATGAATGACGTGGGAAGAAATATTGCCAGAGGGTTATGGGATGGTATCTCATCCATGATTGGCTGGCTAAAGAGCAAAGTGGACAGTATGGTTGGCGGTATTGTGCGAGGCGTTAAGAGCGTTCTTGGAATCCGCTCACCTTCTAAAGTGTTCGCCGGTATTGGTGCCAACATGAGTGAGGGTATAGGCGAGGGCTTTACTGAAGCCATGAGTGGTGTGGAAAAGGATATGCAAGACACCATACCAACGGACTTTGATTTGGATCTGAATTCTCAAGTATCAGGGAGTCTTGGAGGTTCTGAAGGTGCAGTCTTTGATGTGACTATCCCACTTACCATCGATGGCAATATATTAACCCGTGTCATTGCCCAGCTTCAGTGGAACCAAAATACTGTCACCGTTAGAAATCTTGGAGTGGCTGGATCATAAAACAGAGAGGAGGGATGAGCCTTGATTGAAATCTATGCTGGAAGTACGCTTCTTCAAAGCATCAAAAAAGTCATGAGTGCTAATGTCAGAGAAACACTGGAAGGGGAATACACCCTTTCCTTCACGGTACTTGCAAAATCAGCACTGGCACTAAAAGTAAAACAGATCGCCAAGCTGGATGATCAGTATTTTGAAATTGTTCAGATATCAAAGAGTCTTCAGGGTAGCCTTCCTATCTGTTCAGTGATCTGCGAGCATGTCTCTTATGTCCTGAACCATGAGATGTATAACATCACGGAGTTTGATTTCACTGGAGATCCAGCTGCAGGACTTGCGCAGGTTCTTTCAGGAACCCCTTTTAGCGCGGGGATTGTAGATTTCACAGAAAGCGTCACCATGAAGATCAATCAGGAAGTCTCAAGAAGGGCTGCTCTGATGCAGTATATCGCCATCCTTGGTGGAGAAATCGAGTACGATGGTTACAATATCAACATTCGAAATCATAGGGGAAGTACCGACTATATCCCGGTGATGGATTCAAGGAACGTCACCAATGTGGCAGTATCCCATGATTCCAGGGAGAATGCTTCATCCTATAACATCTCATTCTTTAAGCTTTTGAACCTTGCTGTAGGAGATAATGTACAGATTGTTTTTACTCCCCTAGGAATCAACGTGAAGACTAGGATCATCTCCTTGGAATACAATCCCTTTTACCGGTACAACATTCGTGTAGAGGTCGGAAGATACAGACCCAGTATTTCAGATACCTTCTATCGGATAGAAAGTTCATTAAATAATGTGGGAAGCTCAGTGGATGACATTCAAACACAGGTGAATGACCTGGGAGTTTCCTATACCATCGTCTCTGATCTAGTGGTGACAGAAACAACCATTGATGTGACCTACACCGTTGAGAAGGGAGATACCCATCAATATCATGCCCAGTATCAATACACCACCGATAGTGGCGGAAGGATCACAAGCATTACCCTTGATAACATTTTCTCGGAGCTTCTCTTAAAGGAAGTCGCCACTTTAACAGTGGATATGATGAGTTTTTATATTGAATATGCAGACGGAACAACGGCAACATATAACTACGCCGTGGATAGCGGTGGACGAATCACCAGCGTCACGAAAGTATAAAGGAGGGCTAAATCCATGAGCTATGATCATATTTTCAATAATACCTTGGCCATCTGGACAGCCTTTGGTGGCAGGGGGGAAGTTCTCTTCACCATCCCAACACTCAGCTGGACCAAGAAATATTATAACAACTTTGGTTACACCCAATATGGCAGTGAGAAGCAGATTAACGTCTATGATAATGGCAATGCACAAATCGCAGTTTATTATGCAAAGACCCCTTATATGTCCTATTGGAATAAGACCACAAAGCAATGGACCGTTGTCAGCGTTCCTTGGTGGAGTCATGGACAGCCAGAAATTCTCTATGCGGCAGATGGTGTGTTTATCGCAAAGATTGTGGGCCTTGCCAATATCATCGCTTCCTTTGATGGCATCACATGGCATAATGCTGGATACTGTCCTGGTGCCTATAATGCCATGACCTGTGGGGCTTATGATATGGTCAGAGGCTCTGGTATCGTCAGTTGGTGGTACTACAAATCACCGGTCTATTACAGCTTTGACTCATTAGAGGAAAGAACCGCATGGACCTTGGTTGGATCTGATGGAACTTCAGTCCCCATCTTTAAATACTTGACCACCCATAAGGGAAACTTTGTTGGCGTGGTTGGAGGCGACAAATCAATCGCAATAGCTAGTTCAGCAAGTCCTGGTCTTTGGACCACGACCATACCAGAGGATGTGAACGACACCCGATATATGTTTATCCGGTCCGTGAATGATGTCCTCTTTGTGATGAAGTTCAACTACACCAATGTGGGCGGCGATTACACCTACTACGTGAAACTATGCGTGATGAGTGATGATGCTACGCAGATTACAGAGACGAATCTTTCCTGGGTAGGGGATCTGGCCAACAACAATATCCCGAATCCAAGGAACATCATCTGGATGGAGGACTGGGGGAAGTTTGCCCTTCTGAAAGAGAGTATGCTCTGCGTCTCCAATGATGGACTGTACTGGGAGGGGGTTGAACAGCCAGGTTTCACAACAACTCAGTATGACACCTTTGATGGTGCTATGTATATTCCTGGCGATGGGTTCTATGCAAAAGCAAGTGGTTATGTGTATTACGCACCGTATTAATGAAAACTATGACGTCCTTCACCGGGCGTCTTTTTATATACACAAATTTACGAAAGTGAGGGAAAAACAATGAGAGATATTTGGAACATTGTTCAGATGATATTTGCAGCTGTGGGTGGATGGTTGGGCTACTTTTTGGGAGGTTACGATGGGTTTTTGTATGCTTTGATTGCCTTTGTGGTAATCGACTATTTACTTGGAGTCATGTGTGCTGTGTTAGAAAAACACTTATCCAGTGATGTAGGCGCTAGGGGTATTTTCAAGAAAGTAGTGATCTTTTCTCTGGTGGGTGTGGCACACATCATTGACCAGAACATCATAGGAGATGGCAGTGCCATTAGAACAGCAGTGATTTTCTTTTATCTATCTAACGAAGGGATCAGCATCATTGAAAATGCCACAAGACTGGGATTACCAATTCCAGAGAAGCTCAAAGACATCCTAGAGCAGCTAAAAGATGGAGGCGATAAGGATGGCACTAAGTAATTTGAAGACAAAGTACATGACCAGAAATGATTGCTATACAGCTGGGAGAAAGATTACGCCTGAAGGCATCATGGTTCATTCCACTGCCACACCGGGCGTGATGGCTTCTGATTGGTTCAGCAGATGGAATAAATCCTACAAGTCTGGTGAAATCAATAGACAGGTCTGTGTCCATGCCTTCCTGGATGATAAGGAAATCTGCCAGTACCTGCCTTGGAACCACAGAGGCTGGCATGCAGGCGGCAAAGCAAATGATACCCACATCGGTTTTGAGATATGTGAGCCGGGTGGGTTTTCTTATTCTAAAAATCAGATGGTAGGCTATGATGTGAAGAAAAATGAAGCCTACTTTAGAAAAGCATGGCAGAATGCAGTAGCCCTATGTGTTCATCTCTGCAAAAAGTACGGTCTGACTGAAAAGGACATCCTTAGCCATGCAGAAGGAAACAAGAAAGGGATCGCATCTAATCATTCAGATGTGGGTCACTGGTTCCCAAAGCATGGAGAGAATATGGATACCTTTAGAGCTGCAGTAAAGAAGGCACTGGAGAATGTAGGTGAGGCCAAAGAAGGCTTTGAAGCAGGTGATATTGTTGAAATCAAAGCGACTGCCAGAACCTATTATCCCGGCGGTCCTATCATTCCAAACTGGGTGAAATGGAACTATCACTTAATCACCCAGGATGTGTTTAATGGAAAACCTGTGATCAAAGGCGGCAAGGAATGTGTTCTTCTTGGAAAAACTATTCTGAAAAGCACCATGGGTGAGAAGGCCGGTATTATGACGTGGGTTGATAAAGACAATCTTGAAATGGTCAGTGCTGGTGTGGAGGTCGAACCGGAGAATGAATCTGGTAATAAATACTACCGGGTGCAGGTGGGAGCCTTCAATGACAAGAAGAATGCAGAGGCCCTCATGGCCCGTCTAAAGAAGGCAGGATTTGATGCCTACATGAAATATGATTAGGAAAAAATCGCAAAATTGTAGCCGGTGTTATCTCTATAGCATCGGCTTATTTTTATCCCTATATATAGTAGAAATGACTTGATAAATACCTGTTTATGAGTGATATATGTAATACGCTACAAAGCTTGAAACCTTTGATTTTAAGGGAATTCAGGCATTATTATTTTTTACCCTTTGCATGAAAAAATTTATGCCGCGTGATGCGAAATAAGGGATAAAAAGAAAGGAGGAAAAGACGATGAATCGAGCAAGAGTTCAGGTAGTACCGGTTCAGCAACCTAGCGTTTCCGTGATAAATAATGTTGATTTACACACAAGCATGGGACATGTAAAACCACATAAACCTAGAGTGGCATCATACTGCAGAGTAAGTTCTGAAGAAGAACTTCAGCTAGGATCCCTTGAAAACCAAATCATTCATTACACCAATTACATTAGATCAAAACCTGAGTGGCTTTATGCAGGAGTCTATTCAGATAAAGGTAAGTCAGGAACGGATATGTCCAAGCGAACAGGCTTTAATCGGATGATTAGAAAGGCGATGAATGGAGAAATTGATATCATCATTTGTAAGTCTATTTCTAGATTTGCCCGTAATGTTGTGGATACGCTGGATATTGTGAGACAGCTTACTGAAAAGGGCGTCCAGGTCATCTTCGAAAAAGAGAGACTGAACACCAAAGACATAACCAGTTCACTACTAATAAAGATTTTGGCCACATTTGCAGAAGAAGAGAGCCGGAGTACTTCAGAAAATATTGAATGGGCTTTGAGAAAACGGTTTGAAAGAGGTGAGGTGGTTGCGGCTCAACTCTTTGGTTATAAGACGAAGAAAAACAAGGAGTGGGAGATTGTTGAAAAAGAAGCGGCCATAGTAAGAGAAGCCTATGCAATGTTTCTTTCTGGCTATAATCTGACAGATATTGCTCAGCATTTCATTCGTAGAGGATACAAGAAGCGCTCCGGAGAGATTGATTGGACTGCCTCTAATATCAGTAGCTTCCTAACAAACGAAAGATATTGTGGAGATGCTCTTAGTAGAAAAACATGTACTTTAGATTTTAGATCTCATAAGACAGTAGTTAATAGGGGACATAAGCCTCAGTATTATGTTGAGGACCATCATGAAGGGATTGTGTCAAAAGAAGATTTTCAAAAGGTCCAGGAGATTATGAATGAGAACAAAACCACCCAATCAAATAAAGGAAGATACAAACGCTCCGCTATTACCAGCAGAATTGTCTGTGCCAGCTGTGGAAAGAACTATCATCGCTTCGGTCAGAAGGGGAAAATAACCAGATGGCGATGTTCGTCAAATGCAAAGAGCGGACTTTTATGCAAGGCTCAACCTATTGAGGAGACTAAGATAGAAGAGCTTCTTATAGAAGGTTTTGAAAAACGTTATGGCATGGATCAGAGAACAAATGATGGCTTGCTGATTAAACAGCTTATAAAAGAGTTATCAAGTGCAGAAACAGTAAGAGAAAGAGAGCAGAATTTGTTGAGGGTGGAGCTTGAAAAGTGCCTGATTGCTGAAAACAATGCTATCTTAAAAAATCTAGATGTAGAAGACATCAAGGCTAAAAGAAAAGAAGTAGAAGAAACAATCGCTGAAAAAACAAAGTTATGGGAGGCTTTTGACAAAGACCATGTCTTTAGAGAAGCATCCTTAAATAAGCTTAAAACCCTCAAGGGTTCAGATAAAGCCATTTATAAAATACTAGATATCTCTTTTATAAGAGCGTGGGTGATTCACATTACAGTGGAGTCACCTTTTTTATTTACCATTAAGTGGATTGATGGAGAAGAAACCGTTGTCGGTCAATTTAGAGGGGGGATGTACTATGACGCAAAATAGAAACTCTTCAGCGATGAATCCTCGAGTTCGGGTAATCCCTGCGAATATGAACATGCAAAGAAGAGGGGAAGGAGAAGAAGAACCAAAGGTTAAAGTTGCAGCCTATGCAAGGGTGTCAACTCTTGAAGAAGAGCAACAGTCAAGTTATCAGCTTCAGGTTTCCTATTTTGAAGAATACATTGAAAGAAAACCGGACTGGGAACTTTATAAAGTGTACAGTGACGAGGGTGTAACAGGAACAAATACAAAGTACCGAACCGGCTTTAACCAGATGATTAAGGATGCTAAAGAAGGGAAATTTGACTACATCATCACCAAATCCATAAGCCGATTTGCACGAAATACTTTAGACTGTCTGACTTATGTGAGGATGCTTAAAAACCTAGACAAACCTGTGGGAATTATATTCGATAAAGAGGGAATTAACACATTGGATTCCCAATCAGAAACGATTCTGGTTGTCATCGCAAGCGTTATGGAGGAAGAAAGTAGAACCATAAGCGCCAATGTAAGCTGGGGTGTTCAGAAGAGATTTTCAAGAGGAATACCACACATACCGACAACCTATTTTCTCGGCTACGATGAGGATGAGGAAGGCAATCTAATCATTAATGAAGAAGAAGCCAAGATTGTAAGAAGAATATATCGAGAGTTTCTAAGCGGGAAAGGAACACCACTTATTGCCAAGGGGCTAACCAAGGATAAAGTAAAAACCGCTAGGGGAAACACCAAATGGACCAGCGATTCGGTTCTCAAGCTGATAAAAAATGAAAAATTCTGTGGTCATGCACTGTGCCAGAAGTCAGTTACTCTAGACCCTTTAACCCATAAGCGGGTGAGAAATAAAAACCACAAACCACAGTATTTCATACGAAACAATCACCCACCGATTATTTCAGAGGAAGATTGGAATGCGGCTCAGAAGGAGCTGGAACGCAGAAGTAGAATGCGCCATGATCCAGATGGGAAGTACCGAAGATGCTACAGCAACACAGCTCCTTTTTCTAACATGCTATTTTGTGGGGAGTGCGGGGTTCCGGTGCACAGAAGACGCCTTACCTCAAAGAAAAATGGCCAATCCTATAAATTCACGGTATGGCAGTGCAGGGTATCAGCGATGAAAATGGAAGCGGATTATGAATGCCATACAAAGTATATATGGGAAGAAGTCATTGAAAGAGCTTACAATGAGATGCTTCTGAAAATGACAAAAGAAATCGACCAGATTCGAATGGAAGGTGAAGCGGCCATAAGAGAGGTCAGCCTATCTGAAGAAGAAAATGCACGATTAGAAGAAGTCGAAGAAATCATTGACCGAATCAGCGATCAAATTACTGAAATGTCTATGAGAGAGAGTATCACCAATGACCCAATTTATGACGCCACCCTTAGAAATCTCATTTACGAGTCTCAAATTTACCAACAAGAACATGAAAACCTCCTGAAGAATAAAGAAGAAAGTATCTTCATGAAGAAGAACCTGGATATTCTTATTGAGTATCTACAGGGGCTGCAAGACTTCGAAACCTTCGATGCAAAAATGTTTAGAGAGACTGTTGAACGGGGTCTTATCTATGATGATTACCAAATGGAGTTTATCTTTAAATGTGGGGTCAAGCGAAAGGCCCTCGGCTGGAGGAGAGGAAAGGACCCGGTGGAACCGCTGGGTTTAGATACTCTTTAGAAAATAGATTCCTAAGCATTAGTAAGAAACTGAATACCTAGTGTACTTAAAATACTCCTTTGACCATTAGAGATTGTACTTGCAATATGTTTCATACAGAGGGAACATACCAACAAGCGTAATCTTTATGAGGAAAGGAGTTTTTTAAATGGACCAAAGAGATAAGGCCATGTGGGTACACACACTGTGGGATCCGCTGGACGAGATGCATCAAAGTCCACTAAACAGCAAGAAAGAAGGTATCAGAGTTGCAGCTTACTGCAGAATCAGTAAGGGGAACACCAATTACAGATCCCTTGAAAATCAAGTGAGCTATTACAGCAACTACATCTACAATAAACCAAATTGGAAATTTGTCGGAGTGTATATCGATAATCAAATATCCGGTGGAACCATCGAACACCGAAATGGATTCAAGCGAATGCTTCGTCATGCCAGGGAAGGAAAGATCGATCTAATTCTTACAAAAAGCATATCCAGATTTTCAAGAAACACAAAGGAAATCTTAGAAGTGCTTCAACAGTTAAAAGAAAGTGGCACAACTGTATATTTTGAACGTGAAGGCGTGGAGGTTTCTAAGGGTCTGAGTTCACTGGTCTTAGAGACTCATGCAGCCATGGCCCAAGATTTCATCGAAGGGGTTTCAAACCTTGTGAAGTTTTCTTATCAGAAACGCCTGAATGAAGGACGACCTTACTTTCATGAGATGTACGGCTATGATTTAGTTGAGCCAGGTGGCAAAGACATGGTGAAGATTAATGAAGAGGAAGCAGAAGTAGTTAGGTGGATTTTTAATCAGTTTATTGGTGGCGCCACTTATGCTGATATCACTAGAGAACTTATACATCGAGGAATTAAAACAAAAAAGGGAAATGATCGGTGGGCCCATACACAAATTAGAAAAATCATTAATGCGATAGCCTATACAGGAAACAAAAGGGCAAAGGCACAAACCAAGGACCTTTTTACAGGAAAGATTACTGGCAGCGGTCCATATAAGGAGCAATATTTAATTGAAAATAGTCATCCGGCGATAATATCCATGGATGTATTTAATAGAGCTCAGGCGAGGGTTGAGAAAAACAAGAGAACTAAAAAGCAAATCAGAACGCCAATAAGTAACCCGCTGAAATATAGAGTATTTTGTGGTCGATGCGGAAAATTGGTGCGAAGAAAAAATGACTATAGATATGGATGTGCCTATACCAATGCCAGCGTGAAGCTTTGTGATTTAGAACTTATAAAAACTTATGACCTTGTTGCTATGGGGTTAAGAGGCTTGTTCAAACGCATGATGGGGTTAACCATTATTGCAACTAAGAACAGAAAAAACATCACATATGAAATGGTAGATCCCCTTGGCAGAAGTGAGAAGACTTTAAAAGAAGATTTTCGTCTGATGCTTAGGGATCTTGAGAGAATCCTCATCAGGGTCAACCAGAATGACCATTTTGAATTTCAGCGCCTAAAGTATTTTACTGACATCGAAATTGCCAAAAGGCAGAATCAGATAGAGCTGATTAAACGGCTAGAAGATGAATATTCCTCTTTTGAAGACAAGGTTGGACGTATTGAAGATGATAGAGAGTATCGAAATGATGCTCTTGTTTGGTTAAAGACCATAAGGGGCATAGACCATTTTATTAATGCTGCAACCATTGAAATGGTTAGAGCGTGGATGACAAAACTGACAATCTATTCAGGGTCAGCTTATGTTATCGAGTGGATTGATGAAAAAACAACGACGATTGGGCAAGAAGAAATTCCTGGTGTAGTAGAAGCTGCAGAAAACAAACGATTAGAAAGGGAAAGCCGACTAAAGAAACAAGAGAAACCTTTATTAAATGATCTTATTAACTTTGAAGCTGCAGAAGATTCTTTAAAAGATAATGAAAATTCTAAAGCCTGGAGAAAGGAGGAACTCTTAGTGGAAGCAACAGCGATAACAGCAGACTCAAAGAGTCTGGCTAAAATAAACAACAAGAATATACCTATGCGCGACGTGGTTGTCCTTGAGCGTGGATTAAGTATTAAAGACATAGGTGATTTAAAGAAGAATATTCTTAAGAACAGGATGAGCCAGCTCAAGCAGGAAGAAAAGAAGAAACTGAGGGTTGCAGCGTACTGCAGAGTATCAACAGAGATGGATGAGCAAAAGCTCTCTCTGCAAACCCAGCTTGCATACTATAACTACAAAATACTTTCGAATCCTTTATGGGAGCTTGCTGGAATCTATGCAGATGAAGGGGTATCAGGAACTATAACCGAGCGCAGGGATGATTTTAATCGGATGATTGAAGACGCGAAAAAAGGTAAGATCGATATGATCATTACAAAATCCATCTCTCGATTCAGTAGGAATGTGGTTGATGTTTTGGGAACATTAAAGACGCTCCATGAGTTAGAACCTGCTTGTGTATGCTACTTTGAAAAAGAAAACTTGAAGAGCAATGATCCAAACTCTTCATTAATATTATCGCTAATGGCGACCGTCGCAGAAGAAGAGATTGTTTCCTTATCCAATAGCATCACCTGGGGTGTGCAAAGTCTTGCTCAAAGAGGAACCATCAGTAGAAGGACAGATATGTATGGATACACCATTGATAAGAACAGGGAGTGGCACATTGTTGAGGAAGAGGCAGAAGCGGTTCGATTGATGTATCAATTATTCATAGAAGGTAAAAATATTTTTGAGATTGTTGAACATCTAAATGAGCTGGGGATAAAGAGTCCAAAGGGCAGTGACTATTGGAGTTACAATACGATCCGAGAAATATTGAGAAATGAAAAGTATCTCGGTGATTATGAATTTCAAAAATACTACACGAAGGTTGCCGGGAGCGTACGAAAAGCCAATAATGGCCAGGTTCCAAAGTATTATATTGAGGAACATCATCAGGCCATCATTGATTGAGAGACATTTGAAAATGCACAAAAGGTTTTCGAAGATAGGAAAAGGAACCCTGTTAAGAATGAGAGGAAAGACGGGACAGCAGGTAGAGAAATGTATTATAAGAAGTTCACTTGTGCTGAATGTGGCCATGTAGTAGCAAGATACAGAAGCACCACCTATTATTCCAGAGAAGGAAGTGCATGGCGATGTTTTAACTCTTTTCAAAAACTAGGATCGACATGTAATGTGTCCATATCATTTGACGAAAGGTATATGGATTACTGCTTTGTAGATACACTAAGGAAAATCAAAACCAGCGAAGGCTTCAGGCATCAGATAAAAGCGCATTTGAGAAAATTGGATTTAACGGAAAATGAACTGCAGCATAAAGAGCACCTTGAAAAGCAAATGGAAGCATTAAATCAAGAGCTTTATAAGGCGGTTGATACAGAGATTCAAAAGAACGGTAAAAACACACAACTGATCAACCAGATAACGGACGATATCATTCAATTGAGGGAGCAGCACTACAAGTACATTGAGCGATTAGAACAGTTAGAGGAGGATAAAGAACGGTTGGAGAAACTTCTGAAATACTGCGAAAAGATGAAACCTGTCTCTTTAAAAACCTTTCACAATATGAGGCCACGAATCAAACCGGGAGATAGTGTATATTCCAAGACCAACAGCGCAAGAGATGTTTCATACATGGACTTAGAAGGAGAAGACCACTTCCCTGAAGAAGTTTTTATTGAGCATGTGTTGAGCGCAACCATTGATAAAGCAGGGGAGATCAAGTTTAAATTTGCAGAGGGTGTAGAGTTTGGTTCGGGGTTAGACTATGAGAAGTACAAAGAGCGGTTTGAAAAACAAAAGAAGAAAATCCAAATGGAGGAGCTTTTAATTTCTGATGAAGTTCAAAAGGTGAAAGAGTTCTGTAAAGAGGCTAAAATGCCGAAGCATATCCGATGTCATTTGGGCATTAAGAGTGATAATTCTTATAGAAAGAGAATCCATGAACCCCTTCAAAAATCAGGGAAGTTGATATTAGATCCATCAAGAGAAACTACAAAAGGTTGGTATGTGTGGAATGATAATGATTGAATACTTAATGTTAAGGAGGATTGTGCTATTGCAAGAAAAGTGAAGGCCTATTGAATGGCAAACGTCATTTCTGTTCCCCTTGTGATTATTGACATTGAATGGTAAAATATAAAAGAGAACCTATGTACATCATAGATATGTGAAAGTTGAAATAATCAATATATCAAAGCACGGTTAGAGTAGATGAATACTACTTATGAAGGCACAATTGATGTATGTGCCTTCTAGTTTTATATATTAAACACATCAAGAAAGTGGGTGAATCCGCATGGCAACAATTGAACAAGTAAAAGCTTTGATAAGAGCGCATTTTGATAGTAATGATGAGAAATTTAAGACAGTTGTTTTGCAAATTGCGGCTCACGAGGCAAAGGTTGGGCATACAGCCAGTGCCAGAGAAATCAAAGATATTATTCAAAATCCTAAATATCTTAGTAAAAGCAAAGTTGTTAAGCTAAATAATCGCTTGGATATTTTAGAGCAACGAATGATTAACGTAACGCTCTCGGATTTAATTGTGTCGTCTGAAATCGAGGATAAAATAAAGCGTGTGATCAACGAATATCATAAGAAAGACATTCTGAGAAAGAACGGTCTTATGAATCGATCAAAAGTTTTACTTGCTGGAGATCCTGGAACCGGTAAAACAATGACGGCTTCAGTAATAGCTAATGAACTATATTTACCTCTTTATATTATTCAGTTTGATAGATTGATTACTAAATATATGGGGGAAACAAGTGCAAAGCTAAGGCAAGTATTTGACCATATTAAAGAGATTCGTGGAGTGTACTTATTTGACGAATTTGATGCAATTGGATCGGATAGAAGCTTAGATAATGACGTTGGGGAAATGAGAAGAATACTGAATTCGTTTCTACAGAATCTGGAAGATGATGAATCATATAGTATTATTATTGCTGCAACGAATAACCCAAATATTTTAGATAAAGCTTTATTCAGAAGATTTGATGATGTTATGGAATACAAAAATCCTGATGCAGAACAAATTACAAGATTATTTAAAATGAAGCTTCATGGGAAAGCATCCAATGATATTTTCTCGGAAGATGTATATAAAAAGGCTTTAGGGTTGAATCACGCAGATATTGTGAAAGCCTGCGAAGATGCTGTCAAATACTCAATTTTGGAAGACACCATTATTACTAAAGAGATCCTAATGAACTTCATAAAAGATAGGAAGAATTACTATAAATATAAGGAGGCTTAAGAGATAAATGGAATCAGGATTAAGCAACTTATATGTAAATAAAACCGGAGAAAGCTTCGATTATATACCTGCTAATGGTGGAGGTGGAACAGAAAACAGTCCGCCTCGCATTAGCAGACTAAGCCATGCAGAGCGACTTGAGAATGATTTGAGAAGGGCTTGGGATCTAGCAGAAGAAAGTCAAGAAGATGTTGGTGTTGTTTCAGTTTCTTCAAGGCATGGAGTTTATTTAGAAATTAAGGGTCAAGCAGGATATGACCTAATAACAAAAAGTTTAGAGCACGTAGGGCAACACGTTAGAATATGCAATATTAAGACGGAAGAAGATAGTGAAAATAAGAAAATTGTAAGTTCAACTGTCTACGTCCCTGAAAATAAAAGGGATTTTTTTATTAAGAAAATCAATAAATACAAAGAAACAGAAAATGCTGAAAAAGTCATCGGGACAATAGAGAGTATTAATCTTGCTTATGTAGATGCACTTTGGATGAGTGACAAAAGCAAGATGCCAACGACTGTTCCGCAGTGGTGTGAAGTCTGGCTAATGTATGAAACAAAAGAAGACATTGAAGAAATCCAGGCGGAGTTCTTTAAGATTTGCGAAGAAAAAAGTATTGAATACAAAAATCAGAGAATCATTTTTCCTGAGCGTTTAGTTTTAGCGGTAAAAGCGAATAAACAGCAGTTGTCTGAGTTGCAGTGGCTAAGCTCACGGATAGCAGAGTTTAGAATAATAGTAACCCCGGCAGGTTTTTTTGAAGACTTATCAGAATGGGAGCAAAGAGATTTTGTAAAAGATTTAGCAGAGCGTCTAGATATTTCAGCCCGTTCTAATACATCAGTATGTATTCTTGATACAGGGGTAAATAATGGTCATGGTTTATTGGCTCCATTATTATCGGATGAAGATATGCATTCTGTTGATTTGGATAAAGGTGTTTATGACAGAAATAAACATGGAACAATGATGGCTGGAATTGCTGCATACTATACCCTTGAGGATAAACTTGAAAGTTCCGATCCCGTTATAATTAATCACTTCTTAGAATCTGTCAAGTTATTTGATAAAGAAGACGACAACGAAAAAGACTTATACGGTTATGTGACTGAGAATGCTATTAATCTAGCTCAAATCCAAAATCCGGAAACAAATAGATCGATTTGTATGGCTGTCACTGCAAAGTCAAATGCAATTGAAAATGATGGTAGACCATCTTCTTGGTCAGGTGCAATTGATTCAGTTATCTCTGGTGCGAATGATATCGGTTCATCTGATGTAGGGAGGAAGCTTATGTTTGTTTCTGCTGGAAATACTCACATGTCTGAAATTAAAGAATCGGGAGATGTTCTAACGGCTGTTAGAAATCATACAATTGAGGATCCCGGACAATCCTGGAACGCTATAACGGTAGGAGCTTATACAGAAAAGTATCAGATACCTGAAGAATATTCCGATAATTATCAACCAGTTGTTGAACCTGGTAACTTTTCCCCGTTTACATCAAGTTCGATCATGTGGCGCGAAAAGTGGCCAATTAAACCTGATATTGTTTTAGAAGGTGGGAATTTAGTTTATGATGAAGCTACTGATTTTTATTCTGATCTACCAGATTTACAACTTTTAACTACCAGTAAAGATTTTCAAACGGGGAAGTCATTTGATGTAATTAGCATGACAAGTTCCGCAACAGCACAGGCGGCATGGATAGGTGCAAATATTCAACACCAGTATCCAGAGCTGTGGCCAGAAACTGTAAGAGCACTAATCATTCATTCGGCAGAATGGACTGACGCTATGAAAAAAGCTACATTTGAAAACTCGGTTCCTAAAAGATCTGATTATAGAAACTTAATGAGAATTTGTGGCTATGGCGTACCGAACCTCTCAAAAGCAATCTGGAGTGCATCAAATAGAGTTAATCTGATAATTGAAGATGAAATCCAACCTTTTCAAAAAAAGGGGAGCGGTAACCCCACATCAAAAGAAATGCACATTCATAAAATTCCTTGGCCGGATGATGTATTATTAGGCTTGGAGGATGAAACCGTAAGAATGCGAGTAACATTGTCATATTTTGTTGAGCCTGGACCTGGAGAAATTGGATGGAAAGATAAATATAGATATCCTTCTTGTGGACTTCAATTTGATGTGAATAATTCCACAGAAGATAACGAGAATTTCTTGAAAAGAATAAACAAAGCTATCAGAGATGATGAAGAAGATAGAGGCGATGTAAAAAATGATAGCAATCGCTGGGTGATTGGTACATCAAATAGAAACGTTGGTTCCATTCATTCTGACATATGGGAGGGAACAGCGAGTGACTTAAGCCAGAGCAACAAAATAGCTGTGTATCCGATAACAGGGTGGTGGAAATCTAGAACGAATTTAAAAAAGTTCAATTCAAAAATCAGGTATTCATTAGTTGTGAGTATTGAAGCTCCAGAAGTTGAAATTGATTTGTATAATGTAATTAAGAATAAGATTGAAACAGAAATCAATGTTGAAAACAGAACCACAGTCACTACTGAAATTACTTATTGAGAATCCGGATAATAAACATCCGTTTTGTACTTCACAAAACTGAACAAAGATGATAATTCCCCAGTTACCTATAGGCCTGGGGTTTTATCAGCAATAGAAAAACCCACTGAGTTGGCAGATAACAGTTATCTACCACTTGGTGGGTTATTTTTATTTGAAATAGGATTCATATAAACTGTCCATGCTAGAGGAAAAATCTCCCCATCCAGGGTTTGTACTTTTCTCCCGATCAGTCAGATAGTACTGATATTTGTAAAGCATTTTCATGGCTGTTTTATCAGCCAGATCATTTCTGTATAGATAGTATATGAGCTCATACATTTTGATGGCTTGTACATTATCTAAGCCAGTAGACCACTCTTCTGATTTTTCAATGAGTTGAATAGCGTTATTATCATTTGCTGCGAAGTAGAGCAGACCTTTGACAGCAATATAAGATAATGATTTCACTTTTCCACGATCATCCTTGTTATCAAGCATCGGATCGTATTTAGTGAGAGAAGCAATCTTTGATTCAATGGTATCTCTTAAGATTTTTTCAACTTCAGTTAGAGAAGAATCTTTGTGAATAATGATCTCAGGTGGAATGCTATCCCTTTTCGCATCTACATAATTTTGCGGAGAGATTCCAACCAGTTCATCATACACAGATTCGTGAATAGCTAGATTTGGAAAGACACTGAAAATGGGGTCTAACCAGATCTCTCTAAACTGTTCAAAACCGATGCCTCTTTTAGTGATTGGCCTTCTATCCGGAGCAATAAGAAAATTTGCATCTAAAGTGATGATCTGTTCTGGATCCTCAATAATACTTATTAATGCTGGATTAGGATGGGTAAGATTAATCTTCATCATCATCCTCCCCACTGAAGAAAGCATCAAGCTCATCTATGTCTTCTTGAGAGACTTTTATCTCATAACCAAATTCATCAGGTGTTCTATTGAAAAGGCTTAGGGTTTCTGCAAATTTATCTTCATCTATGAGATTGTCTTCAAAGTTTCTAATGATGATCTCGATTTCATTAGGGGAAGTACCAATATTTTTAGTTGGTTGATTTAGTTTAAGAAATACTTCCTTATTAGTAGCCTGACCTATTTTACCGTACTCACCCTGTAGATCTCTTTCATCAACAGAGTATAATTCTGTATACTGCTCTGATGAAATTGCACCTATCTCGTGCAGTCTTCTGACAAGTGAACGATATGGGAGCCACCATGTACAGTGGAGTCTAGCGATAAATCTCAACAGTGCTTTATGTTGAATTTTCTCAAGAGAAGATGTCTTAAACTCCTCAAGAACAATACTTTCTAGTACTGTTTCAGGCAACAAAAACTCTGCTGCAAAACGGTTAGCTTTTACTTCAATAAGGCTATTGTCTTCATCTTCCGGTCTGCTTAGATGTGAGCCGGATTTTGTGTAATAGTGATATAGCTCATGAGCAATAGCAAAGATTTGCTTATCATAAAAATCTGCAGTATTTAGCCCGATGAAAGTAAGTTTTTTATCGTCTTCTTCAGAATACATAATAGCAGCAGAAAAAGCTGGTCTATCACCTTCAGGTTCGATGGGATATTCCAGCAACATGATGTCTAGTCTATCAAGAATTGTAAAGATGTCGTTGGCAATAGGTGTTTCGCCTACAAAGCCTAGAAATCGGCGCTCATCTCCAGCTAATTTGCGAATTTCATCTACTTGGACTTCA